AGGCGCAACAGGTCAAGCATCAAGTGGCGCAGGAAGGTTCATGTAATGACATTCTCTGAGTGGGCAAATAACTTACTGCTAGATGAAAAGTTCCTAGAAGTATTTAAAGATTTAAGGCAAGTGCAAATAGATAGAATCGTCAACTCTAATGAGCATGACATCCAAGAACGTGAAGCAGCATACACGAAATTAAATGCGATACAAGACGTATATAACCACATTGTGTCCATTGCAGACCAGCGCAAGATTAACGAAAAGCGTTGGAAGATATTTTGATTTTGCCGTAAGGCTAATTTAGGAGTAGTAAAATGAGTGAAATCACCAACCCATCTGGGAGTGAAAGTACAGGTACTGTACAAGAAGCAGCAAATTCTTTCTTAGGTTTAATGGATGCAGCAGAAGCACCCGAAGGGCAAGCTGAAGCACAGACAGAACAGCCAGAAGAGGAATTACAAGCTAGTGAAGGTAGCGATGAAGATTGGCAAGATGAAGAGCCAGAGCAGGAATCTGAATCCGAACCAGATGACGAACCGACATACTCGGTCAAAGTTGCTGGTGAAGAGAAAGAATTAACCTTATCTGAACTTAAAACACTTGCACAACAAGGCGCAGACTACACTAAGAAAACGCAACAAGTAGCTGAACAGCGTAAGGCTTTAGAAGCCGAATCTGTAGCTATAGACCAAGCAAGGCAATTACGAGATGCCTATGCTGAGAGGTTGCAAGCAATGGAACAGTTGCTGTCTAGTCCAGAGCAAAGTGAGAACTTAGAATATCTCAAGGAATCTGATCCAATTGGTTACGCAGTAAGGGTAGCTGAGATATCGCAACAGAAAGAGCAGTTACAAGCAATTCAAGCTGAACGTTATCGCATTGCAGAACAGCAACAAGCGGAACAACAACACGCATTGCAAGGTTACATTGCTCAACAAGCTGCGAAATTATCTGAGGTGCTACCAGAATATAGCGATCCAGTTAAGGGTGAAGCACTAAGGTCTGAATTGCGTACATTCGCAAAGGACATTGGCTTTACAGACCAAGAGTTATCAATGGTTCGTGATTCTCGTCAAGTATTAGCGTTGCATAAGGCAATGTTATACGACAAATTACAGAAATCTAAGCCTGACGTTAACAAACGAGTTAACGAAGCTACAAAGACTATTAAGAGTGGCAACAGCGTTAAGCCTGTCACATCTGATCAAGTTAAACGACAACAAGCGCAGCTAAAACAATCGGGCAAAGTCCGAGATGCTGCAAAACTATTTGAATCATTTTTATAAGGAATTAAATCATGGCTACATATCAAACCTATACCGCTATCGGTATGCGTGAGGACTTATCAAACGTTATTTATAACATCTCTCCAACAGACACACCATTCATGAACTCAATTGGTAAAACTACTGCTACAGCAGTAAACCACGAATGGCAAACAGATTCATTGGCTGCCGTAGCTACCAACGCTTTAGTTGAGGGCGCAGCAGGTTCTGACATCACAGTTTCACCAACTACTCGTCTTGGCAACTTATGCCAAATCTCTGGTAAAACAGTTAAGATTTCTGGCACTTTGGATTCAGTAAACAAAGCTGGTCGTAAGTCAGAAAAGGCTTACCAATTGGCTAAAGTTTCATCTGAAATCAAACGTGACATGGAAGCTACACTTTTAGGTAACACAGTTAAATCGAACGGCAACTCATCTACTGCTCGTGTATTAGGTGGCTTGCAAACATGGTTGAACACTAACTACTCTGGTGGTACTTCTGGTACTGCTGGTGCTACTGGTGCTACTGCTCGTGTAACTGGTACTGATCGTGCTTTCACATCAACAATCTTAAACACAGTAATTCAATCAACATACTCAGCAGGTGGTTCACCTACATTGTTGTTGGTTACTCCAGCACAAAAAGTAGTTGCATCAACATTCACAGGCATTGCTACACGCTTCCGTGACGTTCCTGCTGCTCAACAAGCACAAATCGTTGCTGCTGCTGACGTTTACGTTGGTGACTTCGGTGTTTTACAAATCGTTCCAGATCGTTTCATTCCTAACGCTGATGCTGATGACACAGCTTTCTTGTTAGATCCAGAGATGGCTGCTGTTGCTTACCTTCGCCCATTCCAAACATTAGAATTGGCTAAGACAGGCGATGCTGACGTTACTCAATTGCTAGTAGAGTACACACTAGAAGTTAAGAACGAAGCTGCACACGGCATTATTTCTGATTTGACTTAATCGTTAAAGGATGGAGAGGGCTTCGGCTCTCTCTATTTACAAATGGAAAATACAATACATAACAGCGTTTCAAGTACCACTTTCGTTGATGAAGATGACAAGCTAATTATTGCACAGACACAAGATATTAGCGCACTCGTTGAGCATAATAAGGCTTTATACGCACAGTCAATGGACAGAAAAGGATGGGATGGAAATAACACTATCTCAGCAAAGAACAAAGTAGCATCAATCCCGTTGGTTGTGTTTCAAGAACTAGAGAAACAAGGCATTACACGAGGATTGCAGGTCTTGGACATGGACAGATTCAAGGCTTTTTTAAATAATCCTGACAACCAAGTTTTTAGGACTAGACAAGGGCGCATCTAATGGCATTAGCTAACTATACGGATTTACAATCAGAGATAGCACTTTACCTTGCTCGTAGTGATTTAACTGCAATTATCCCAGATTTCATTAAGTTATCTGAAGCTAAACTACAGCGTAGATTTAAAGATGTAACTCCGCTATCTGCTGGCAGTAACTGGTTATTTACAGCTAGTCCAGACGTATATCTATATGGTGCTTTACTAGAAGCACAGCCTTACCTACAAGACGATGCTCGCATTGCAACTTGGGCAAAAATATTTGAACAGGTAGTAGCAGAGGTTCGTCATCCAGATGCTGGTTCTAATTTTGCAAACTATACTGGACTTAAACTTGCTATTGCCGATTGGTTAGCAAGACCAGACATTGACAGCAACATCCCTAACTTCATTGAATTAATAGAAGCTAAATTTCAGCGTAAGTTTAAGGGTGTCACAAGTTTATCTAACACAGTAACAACAAACTGGTTACTAACAGCACATCCAGATGTGTATTTATATGGATCGCTATTACAGGCAGAACCATACCTTAAAGATGATGCTCGTATCCAAATTTGGGAACAAGCTGTAGAAAGATTACTTGCAGAAGTTAGACTTCCAGATACTGCATCTAACTTTAATAACTATACTGGCTTACAGGCTTCAGTTGCTGATTGGTTAAATCGCCCAGACTTAACTAATGCTATCCCAAATTTTATTCAACTTGCAGAAGCTCAGTTCCAACGTAAGTTTTTAGATGTAACTTCATTAAGCGCATCAGTTGATACAAACTGGCTTCTTACAAACCACCCAGACATTTATTTATATGGCACTCTACTTGAAACAGCACCATATTTAAAGGATGATGCTAGGGTAGCTTTATGGCAAAATGAGTACGATAGACGAATTGTATCTGTTCGTAATCCAACATCAAGTGGTGGCTTTACAACATATACAACACTACAGGCTACTATTGCAGACTGGTTAAACAGACCAGACTTAGCTAACGTAATCCCTACATTTATTAGTCTTGCAGAGAAAAGACTTTCTCGTGACTTGCGTATTAGACAGATGTTGAAGGTAGTTACCACTACATTGGCTGCTGCTGACAAGACTGTAGAACTTCCATCAGACTACTTGCAGATGCGTGATTTGCACATTAATACAAATCCAATACAGGTGCTTGAGTATCAGTCACCATCAAACTTCTATCGCAATACTAACTCAACAATATCTGGAGTTCCGCTTCAATATACTGTGCTTGCTCAAGAGTTTCAATTTGCACCAGTACCAGATGGAGATTACACGCTACAGATGATTTACTATGCAGCACCACCAGCATTAAGTTCATTTAACGCATCTAATATGTTCTTGGCTAACTGCCCAGACTTATTACTTTATGGTGCATTAAGCGAAGCAGAGCCTTACTTAATGAATGATCCAAGAATACAAGTATGGGCTTCATTATACGATAGAGCATTATCTGCACTTACAATAAGTGACGATCAAGGTGAGTATGGTGGATCACCACTTTCAATTTCAATAGCAACACGATAGGAATAATCATGGCTGAAATAAGTAACTACCTAGAGAACGCACTCATTAATGCAACATTGCGAAACATAGCATATACATCACCAGCTAACGTCTATGTAGCTTTATTTACTAGCGATCCTACGGATGCTGGTAGTGGTACAGAAGTTTCTGGTGGATCATACGCACGAACAGCAGTCACATTCGCTGCACCTAGCAATGGTGTATCTGTGTCTAACGCAGATTGCACGTTTCCAACAGCAACAGGTTCATGGGGAACTGTAGGTTGGATTGGTCTGTATGATGCGTTGACTTCTGGCAACCTTTTATATCACACACCACTAGACACATCTAAAGTAATTGCAAGTGGTGACATCTTTAAAATTTCTTCTGGCAACCTTTCAGTAACCCTAGCGTAAGGATAGACAATGGCTTTAATTATTAAAGACAGGGTTAAGGAAACCACTACCACCATAGGTCAGGGCACGATTA